ATCGGATAACATGGCGCCGCGTCGCGGTTTTCGCGGTGGTGGCTGTGTTTTCTTATCGTGTCAAGAGGGCCATGAAGAATTGGCAGTATAGCGTCAGCGCTGTGGCGAGTCCATATCTGCACGCGAATTCTGTCAAGCCTCTGCCGTTGTCGGCTGAGGTGATTCGATCTTCTTTTGACGAATTGCATCCCGTTGTAACCAAGGTGAATAAGAAGCGAACGCACCACCACGGACAGTCAGCCGCAGATCGTAATGCAGGCGTAAAGACTTCCGTGTTGTTCGCATCTATATTGGGTATGACTTGTTACAATAGACAGATGTCTAAACGAGATGTGAAGAATGGCAACGATGGTTCTTTGGTGTGGTTGTGGCCGGTCGATGTGACTTTGGATCCCCGGAATGATGTTCTGGATCCTGCGCGCCATATACGCACTTTTAACGACTCAGACTACCATGATGATATCCCTTCCCTGATGGGTACGCCCGCTTTGACGTGCATCACAACGATGACACCTACGATGGCGGCTAACTCAGATGGCGAGATCACATGGCAATTTGGTGCCGACAACCGAATCATCGTCGATGTCTCTGGCGCGGGACATTATGAGCATGAGCTGTGGGATTATGGACATGACTTTTTGTGCTTTTGCACTGGGTATGACCGGTTGACCGGCATGCCATTGGGTTATGTGTATTATTACGTTAACCGGAAACGGCTGACGATGGCTCATTCCATCATTCTTTTGACTCCCTTCCGCATCATCACTAGCGCATTCGCTGGGCTATTCGTTTCGAATGTCGGTTTGCAGAGGTTGCAGATCGTGCATAACGGATACGCACGCATACGCAATGTGTTCAAGACGGGAGTCACGGTATCAATGGCACCAGTTAACAGCTACGCCTGCTGTAATCTGAACGCCGCGGATGACGATGCACTGGCCTTGTTGGCCGCATCGTCATCGAGTGGAATGATTTCTGCTGCTACGGTTAAGAGCCGTTTGCCCGATTCCGATTTGACATTTTCGGAGTGCCAGGCAGTTGCAGCGTACCACTCAAAGTGCAAGGGAAAGGTCGAAGCGAAATTCTTCGTCCCAACCAAGCCAGTCCGCAACTATCAGTTCTACTCGGATGAGCATCCCGTTGAGGATGACGCGCCAGCTAGCATGGTGGCTTTTATGCCCGGCTTTGCAAATGGCTGCTTTGCCCCGGTCAAGACGATCGGGAATGACGATAGGATGATTGAGGGGCGGATTCGGGAGCTTATGAAGAAGTGCAAATTTGACGACATGACGATTTTGACCATGCTCGAGTTTTGGGAGATGGTATTCCCAATTGCACATCTACTGCACCCATTGACTGTCGAGGAGGCATCGGAACGCTTGCAGCGTCCGTCTCAGTTGGCACTTTGGGAGCAGGCTTTGTTGTTTGGCGATGGACTAGTGGAGGGCACTGCGCTCTTCATGAAAGCCGAGAGCTACAATGGAGTCAAAGATCCCCGTCCAATTACCGTGTATGGCCCAACCAGCCGTATACGATGGGCGTGTTACATGTATGCGCTGATGGATTATATGAAACAGAATATCCATTGGTATGCATTCGGCCACTCACCGCTCAGGTTCTCTGAACGCGTCGCTGCTGGTGCCATCCTATCCACGAGTGCTGCATTGAGTGATGCGCACCGGTTTGATGGCAACGTTTGCGATGTTGAACGAGTATCTGAGAAGGTTGGGCTCAGCCGGGGTTTCGCGCTGGAACACCACCAGGAGTTACACGAGCTGCAAGAACGCCAATATGGCGTCCCTGGGCGTACCCGTGAGGGCGCTCGGGTCCCTGGCAGTGGATGCCGGGGCTCAGGGTCATTTGAGACAGCACCATTGAACTCGCTAGATGTCGGATGCATCGTCTTCTCTGGGTATCGTAGGATGCGCAACGATGACGGTAGTCATTTTGACAAGAAGCAAGCATATGCGTTGCTGTGCCGTGGCCAAGTGGGGGGGGATGACACACTGTGTTTTGACATAGATCCCGCCTGTCTGACTAAGGCTGCACAGTCTCATGGTCAGAACTTCAAGGTGAAGATTGCTCAACGGGGCGAGAGAATTGACATGCTCTCACGTGTGTTTGGCGAAGAAGTGTGGTGGGGCAACTCATTCAACACTTGTGACGTCTTGCGCCAGGCCCTGAAGATCAATGTTTCCGGTCCACTTACCGGGAACTGGACGCCCTTTTTGAAAATGCG